GTATTGTAAATACAGTAATTGTTTCTAATCCTTTTTCTGCGAAGAAATGGCGTACTAGCCACACAGGCCATTCCCTACACGGAGTGGCGTCCTTCATTATGTCATCTATACTCCAGTGCCTAATCCTTTTGGTTTTCATCTTTGGCACCTGACTTTTTATAATGGTTTTTTATCTAGCCAGAGAACGTAGAGCTGCAGCCCTCACACACGTCGATGAACAACGTTGTGGACAACGGTGGATCACTGTACAGCAGATCGTCGTCAATCAGCGGGGAGCCGGGTGCCTGGCCCAAGAACGAGTCCTCGCCCCACACGTCCTCACTCAGCTCACTACAGCCGTTGTGCGTCTCAAGCGTGAACATCAACCAATGCCTCCCACCACACACAGGACACGGTCTAAGACTTCTCATCACAGACTCCTATCACCATTCAGGGTTACGAGTGCGGACACCATGATTTTTGACATTCGTTGCCAGAGTCCTTCACACAGTCCCGGGCGGTAGACAGCCGCCGTGAAGTCCGTGTGCTCCTTGCAGTACATCTTTAGCCGTGAGTCTTGGTACTTGACGCAGGTCTCGAGGTTCGCGAGTCTGTCCCCGGCCTTCGTGATGAGAGCGGCTATGTGCACTGGGTTCCTGGCGTCACACGCAGCCAGCCGCTTACGGCTCTGGGCCTTACGCGCTCTGCGATTCGGTCCCGGTCTATCTGATACCAGGTCCACGGCGTGAGCGATTTGCCAGTCGAAGTTCTGCGCCACGTCGTCAAGCGTGGCACTCGTGTCCTCAACTATATCGTGGAGATAGCCGACAACCGAGATCATGGAGCCGTAGTGCTGGAGATGGCGCACAACGTGATCCAGGTGCTCGACGTACGGCCGGTGGTCGTACAGCTGTGTACCATGTGCGTGGTACGCCAGGCCCCGGGCCCTTGCCACATCCACCCAGTCATAAGTTTTCATGGTTATTCTCGTATGATGAGTTTTGAATCCGGTAGAGGAAACACTTCCGTATCCCTCTCAAGTATTTGTACATTTCCGCTTTCGACGAAACAAACGGCGAGAGATAGTTTCTTTTTTAGCCATTTATCTGTATCAAATACAGTTGTTGTTAAACCTTTTGTTCCAGGTTTACAATGATCTACACCAATTTCTTTTGGATTTATTAAAATTGCCGGCATTCTGCTGTCACCAACGTAAAAAACTTCTCCATATTCCATACTAAATAATTTTTTCTCTTTGTTTTTTGTTTTTTTTATAGTGATTTTCATCTTATTACTCCGTTGTGTCGTACTCTTTGTACCTCTGTCTTTCGGCTTTGTTTCTATATCTTTTCCACCAGCGTCTTGCCCGAGCCACATGCGTCGAATTACAGCCCTTCTCAGGGCAAGGGTTCTCCCATCTCGGACCGTTATCATGGTATCTCTCTGTACCCCGGCGATGATTGGGGCCCTTGCTCATTGTGCCTGCTCGTAGCTGATCATTCTAGAACCTCGTGCAGCCACGCCAGCGTGTTACACAATTTGCACGGCTTGTTGGAATAGAAGTTATTGTCCCAGTCCCATACTCCGGAGACAGAATGCGCGTGCCCAGGGGCATTCTTGATGTTTGGCCTTGGTGGCCCCACCCACACCAGTGCCTCGGGCGTTCTCTTGGGACCGTGCTGGTTGCAGTACCAAGCGTCGAGAAACTCCAACACAGCCCCGCGCAGCCGTCCGTTCTCGTCGCGGAGTCTTTCGACCTCATACTCGAGACAGTCGACGCAAACGTCTCGGTCGGCCTCACATGTGCAAGCTGCTCCACCCATCACACTCCTCCTCGCCGCGTAGGGCGTCCTACAAACACGCTCATTCACCTATTTACTGCACCTGCTCGTCACACGCCGTGAGGCAATCACTGAGCTTGAACTCACAGCTGTTCCAGTAGTAGACGCTATTGGCATCGCGGCACGCGTCACGCTCCTCCACGCACTTTTTCTCGCACAGTTCTGTTGGCGTCATTGGCATGGGTTCGGGTACCGTGGCACACGACACAGGTAGAATTAGCGACAGTAGAGCAAGTTGGCGGCAGTGGTTATTCATCGTCTTGCTGAATTTCTATAATACAACCTCCTTCATACGAATATGGTAGATGGACTTCCTCGCCAGGAGCCACCGGAATTTGTGGGGATGCGTCTTCAGCCTGTACGAAGACCGGGTGCTCAGACTCGTTTCTCAGTTTGCGGCCGTTGTTCAGCAAGCGAAATCGATCGAAGTGCATTGGCATTTTGTCTCCTACGTCAGTTCCCAATAGAAGTTCATGGCCGTGAGGCCTGGTCTTTCTCCGTTCTTTGATGATGTACTGTGTATCACTTGTTCCCAACCAGCTTCCACATATTTTTCGGCTACACGCTGTCTGACGTCATTTGAGTATTCGCCGCTTACGATAACTGTCATTGGATTTCGTATGGCTTGGTTATTTCTCTTTGCACATTGAACTAATTCTTTTATTTTTTCTTCAATCTCATTTATTAGTTTATCTACCATCGCGTATCTAGCTATTCCCCTAACTTCATCTGGGGTCGTGAGTTTGCGTTGGTTACTACGCTCTTTGATCCATTGCATCATTTTTGTGACTTCCAACATCATTTCTCGTTCTGATCTGCTCATTTTATTACCTTTGTTCGTCAGGGTTACAATCAAATCTTTCGCACAGTTTTCTGGCGTTCATCTCACCTAGGCCAGTGCATTTCTGTATCAGCCAGTAGAGAGGAGCTGGCGACATGAACCGCACAGTACGTACAAGACCTTCAAGTATTTCTTCATCAGAAGGTTTTGTTTTAAAACGACGTACATGTTCAACGACGACGTCTCTGTTTCTTTGATAACGATTCATAATGCTATTCCTCTGGGAAATGACCATATGCCATCAGGCACAACAAATCATTTCTAAGTTTTTCCGTCAGTTCGTTTTCCGGATGCTTGTTGATCCACAGGAGCTTAGCCACATTGTATGCAGCGGCGACTGGATCTTTCAATGAATACATTACTTGTTTTCTTGTATATCCAAGTTGTTCATACAACTGGAACAACATTTCAATTCTATTCATCAATATGCCTCATTATTCTTTGGACGATGTTATTTCTGTACAGATAATCAGGGACTGAATTTGTTAATTCTGATCTGTATTCTTCACACAATGTTTTAAGTTTTTTGTATTTTTTTATTACCAAAAATAATTCAGATATTTCATTTGGACTGAGTCTGACACCCTTCCCAACTTTTCTATTCTTGTGCATTCTTTCGAGCACAGGGCTCATATATGGCTTCTTTAGATTTACATACTCTTCTTGCAGGTATTTGACTTCTGCCTCGGCATTCGCGCATCGTACAGCCAATTCCTTGCACAAGGCATGGGCTCTTTCCAGGTCTTCTTGTTCCCTGGTCTTAGTGTGTTTGATTTTTTGTTGTTTTGCCCAGAGTTCCGACTGAGTATCAGGATCTATTGGAGACATTTATTTATCCTCTTCCGCGTTTTTTATCACTGAAAGGACATTCAATTGAGTTTTTTTCAATAAATCTTCAATAATTTTCAATTGATTTCTAAGTATTTCTTGATCTTTTTCTAGATTTTTTATCCTATTTTGTAATGCATTTATGATTTTTTCATCATTTTCCATTTGTTTTAACCAGATTTTCATAGAATTTGTGAGTATTTTCCTCTATTTCTTTTTGTTTTTCTTTAGGATATTCCCATAGATGACCGAATCTTTTATCTTCATTGCACTTAGCACATCTCCAGTATGGTGCCTCGTTATACAACTTCATCAGGATACTGCAGTTCAAACAGACAGGAGGCCCCAGTCCCATTACTTTTCCTTTCACTATACACCGATTGCACTGGTTATTTTTCTATGTTCTTTGAACGCCGCATCATATGGCTCGCGTTTTTCTTTCCATAGCTTTACGTCTTCTGCCGTAATTTTCTTGTCACCAGTCAAGTCTTTGAACCAAGACCATGTTTTTTCGTCATATGGATCAATAAATTTTTCTGCCATAGCTATATAATATCCGTCTTTAACCAATCCCATAATGCAAGCATTGGTTATTTCGTATTCAAAAGCTGTTTTGTTCATAAGCACATAATCATCTTCGTTCCAAAACTCTTGGTCGCATGCGATTTCGATTTTCTTTGCAGAATGCGCGAGTCCGTTGAATGTACCTGACCGTAAATTAGATTTCAATTTTCTATTACGTAGTGTACATGTGATTTTCTTTATATGTTTTCGTAGAGAATTTGTATTGAATGGATGAGGCCCCATATCAGAAAGATATAGTGATAGTATTCTTTGTATTTGAGTTTGTGATATTTTCAATCCTTTATCAACAGTAAAGGACATTCCTTCCACTGTGAAATCAACTAATATTTTTCTAGTGATTAATGTTATTGTTAATATCATTACTGGTATCAATAAAATTGAAAATACAAAAACAATGATAACTGCAACTGAAGCGGCGTTCATGTCAATAACCACCTGTTGACGTTTTTGCCAGTTCTTGTGCAGAGTATTTTACCATCTTGTTTCACTAGTTCCATACGCTCAAGTTCGCGCAGTTTTCTATGAACGTCACTGTGCTTTGGCGATACGTTACTCATCCAGATATTGATCTCGAATGCCGTCATTCCATTAGGATAAATATTCTTATGTTTGTACATGGCCGAGTACACCTCGACCTGGCGTTCGGTAAGCTTGCCAGATGCTATCAGCTTGTTGTACGCCTCCTGCTGGCGTCTGCGTGCTTCGAGCACGTCACTGGTTGGTTCTAGTGTCATGGCCTCCATCGGCTACTCCTTCGGGCAGCAGCGATACTCTGTGCCGCCATAATGGTTCCTGACATGACGCTCACAGTTCAAGCATACTTCGTTTGTGGGATCATCTCCACGCTCAAAGCGATGTGATTGTAGAGTCAGCATATTTGAACGAGCGTCTTGTTCCAGGATTTTCATGGCGTAGGAATTTGCTTGTTGTAGATCACTTAGCAATATTTTTGTAGTGCTATGTAATTTGCCAAAACTCGTATGGACTTCAATATATGTAACAATTTCTTCCGGCATAATAATCACCATTAACTACTGGCTTTGATGAATTTCTTCAGCAGCAGACGTAGTTTCTTTGCGTCTTCAACCGTCAGCATGCACGGTACATAACCGTAGTCAATGCGTTGGGTACGTGAAAAAAGTATGGCTCGTTTCTTTTGTTTTGTGCAATGGCATAGATACAGAGTGCCTGTCTCTGTTTCTACTGCGCCATATGTTTTTTGACTCATATTTTACTCTTTGGGCTATCAGATACTATAATCTCTTTGGTGTCGCCACATTTTCGGCAGTAAAGCATAGAGTATGTTATTGTGTGGTCATAGGCAGGGGTACCTAATCCAGTTGTTTGCCCATTCATTTTATAATAATTAGCTCTGACGATGTGGTATTCATGGCCTGTTTCTCTGCAACTTGCTGCTGTGTGTCCCATTAGTATTGTTCCTCCATATGATGTGTTATTCCAATACTATATGCGCTTTTAGCGGTATTACTATTCTTTCATTTGGTTCAAATTCTATCTGACCATCGTTTAAGCGAACTACTTGTGTCTTATCGCGACTGGCTGCTGCTTGTTTTTTGTTTGTTGGCTTTGATGATATTTTCATGAATACATATAAATAATTATCGTCTTCATCTGGCTCTTCAGCTTCATAGTCCTCTAATTCATTTGGATATGTAAAAACTTCTCCATGTTTTATTCGTTCTAAAGTGGCTGCTGGTTGCGTTACTCTTCTATCTTTCACCTGCATCTTTTTCTCCTCTTATAACAAATTCGTTTCTTATTGTATCAGTATTATTCATTTTTTGTGTTGCTAACAAACAATAATAATGTGCTCCTATTGTGACACGTCGCCCTTTATGACCACCAGACTTGTAAGCAGGTCGCACCATGAGCTCACAATCTGTTTGATCTTCGCCACAAATAAAACATGTCAATGATGGATCGCCATCTTCATATATTTTCAATACTAGAGAATTTGTTAACTCTTGTTTGGATCCTGACATCCTGCTTCCTTCAACATTCGCAGTATTTCAGGTGGGTCGCCCCAAGCTGGATCTAGATTATTTACTTTCAATATCGCCACCAATAATGACTTTGCCGGTAGATTTAAGCCCATTTAAAACTGTATCTAAATCCTTACCCTTGAATCGATGACGATGTTGATGTTCTGGCGCGTCGTCTTTGCCTAAAGCACGCAACGCTCGTAATACAATCCAATTCTTGGAAACTTCTTGAGTATCTACTTTTTGCCAAATTTCTTCTAGGGCTTTTTTCATTCTGTCGTTTTTATCAAGCAAATCTCCATAATTTCTCCATGCATCACGTTCGTTGGCGGCGTGTTCAAAAGCTTCAAGTGCCTTGATCATCAGCTGAGCCAGAATGAAATCTGGAGTATCAGATACATTTTCGAGCGTGTATGTGTTGATCAATTTTTCCAGATCTTTTCTGAATCCTTGGTTGCTCATGATCCACCTCAATACAGGACAGCCTCTACACCACCAACGATGAAACGTTTATTTTGTCCGAAAACTGTTTGGTCTAGCATACACACATTGATATTTTGTGGTGTAATACCATATTTCTTTTCAAACTCATTAATAACATCTTGAATTACTCTAGATAGATCATGTTCTAGTTCTGCTTTGGCTTCTTTCAGCTGATTGATATGAACTGACAGATCCATTGTTAGCTCCTATATCTATATTGGTGTTCTTACGGTTGCGCTCTTGAACGGCCAACCAATACATACATTGACCATTACTTTTCTACCATTTAGGTTTGTTGCTTTTACTTTATATAATGCAGCATCATTTTTGTTACATCCTCTGAATCCGACGAGAAATATTGATTTATCAAGTATTTCAATATCTGTGAATCCTAGTATTTCCACAGCTTTTATAGCTTGGTCTTTTGTTGTACATGCGCCTCTAGCTAATGAAAATGATATTATTAATATAAGTGTTATGTAGAATATTGTTGTCGTTATAGATTGTTTTTTACGCATCAAATTTCCCGTTTATTATTGAATCTAATATTTTACACGCAAGGTGATCGGCATCAGTGAGTGTTATATCTCCAGGGCCATATCTCCATATCATATCGTTTATTCCACGTTTTAATTCTGATACGTTGTCTGGTTCTAATTCTTTTGGTGTTGGTTCTGCTGATGTGGTTGGAGGAAATCCAAATCGTCTACGTTCTGATTTAGAAAGCGCACCGGCAGGGCCGCCTTTTGGTGAATCGTCCATATCAACCGCCTCCTGTTTCAGCCAAAATCTTCTTGTAATAACTCACTAGCTCGTCGATATTTTCTTTGTTTTTGATGAGGCTCATGGCTTTCAGCGCACGTCTTTGTTCTTTGGCGTCAAGCCATTGATTATCTTTGTACTCTTTTTTCAAATCTTTCTTTTGTTCTCGGTACACATCAATCTCAGCGTCGATAGCGTTGATCGAGCGGATGAAGTCCGCGATGAGCTGTTCTTTGCTTCTGGATGTGTCTTCTGGCTCGGCTTCCGCCTCTTGTTGCAGCTTGGCGGCTATGGCCTTGCGCAGTGCTTTCTTCTTGGTGGTATCATCGTACGGCACGTCATAGACTCGTGCCATTTTTTTAAGTTGTTTTTTTGAAAGTTCTTCAAGATTCTTTGGTATTTGATTCGTCATCATCAACCTCTTCACTCAAAATGAGTCTCAGCTTTGGTTGTTTGCCAGCCGGCGGAATTGGAGTGTCATGTGGTGATTCGTTTTCATAGTGTAGAAAAACTTTCAACCACTTCTTCTTGAATTCTTTCCAATTTATGACCATTGTATTTCTTCTCTTTTATGACAATAATGTTCTATGATTTGTTCTTTTGTAAATTGGCTTTCATGGGGACCGGCCCGGTTGTTGGATATGATCTCATCAGCAGTATCTCCATACATACTGCTGCTTCCGTTTTTTTCTACACGCGCAAGACGTTGTTCAAGTTCTGTAAGACCTCGTTTGCCATATTCTTCTTTATAGTATTCCTTGAATTCTTCTAACGACAAACCAAAAGTCGCTGGTGCGTCTACAACAGTAGACCACTCCATGTACCAGTCGTGTTCTCCGTCATTCAGCTTGATTATGAATCTGGGCATTCTTCTACCTCTGCCGCGTCTAACCACGCGGCATACGTGTGTTCAAATGTACCGTGATCATCGGGATGTAATTCTATTATCATACCACTTTTGAGTATTACTTTAACTATTGTGCCACTACTCCATGAATCTGTTTTACTCATGTAATCGATATTATTGAATGGTATGATTGTTCCAAATTTTGATTGGAAAAAATTGCTAGGCATCATCCCCCTCCCTTATCCAAAATTCGCACAGTTTGGAGAAGTGTTTGGTACTCAGGTATATTGGAAGATCTTTCACTGGTTTTTTATGATGTGCAAGATACGGGATGATATCCCAATCCTCTCCAGCCTCGAATCTTGAAGCTGCTGCACAAAGGATTTTTTGAGCTTTTTCTGGTTCGTTGAAAAATCTCAGTATGTTGTCTAGATTTTTCCATTCTTCTGCTATTGGCCAATCGACAACTTTGTCTTCTTTGCACCTGTCTCTTGCCGCGTTTTGAGACACTAGCGCATAGAAAATTCGTGTTCGTAGATTACAGTGGCCTATGGTCGGGGTCTTTGGCTTCTCTAATCCATATGCTTTGCCGAGCGCCCACGCGTAGTTCGGGCAAATATTGACAAATGCCAGTGCATGGTGAAGATATGCTTCTCTGATTTCATCTTCTTCCAACTCCCCATATTTTGATTTCATTCCTTCTGAGCGCCACATTTGTCTGATCACGGCCAGAGCTGCATTGTCATTCATATCAGTCCCTCTTGTAGGTTTTCTCAATATAGTCTTTGGCTTCTTTTAATGTCTGGAAGTTGTGTGTAGATACAGGCCCAAATGCACCGAAAATATCTTTGCCATAATCTAATACATAACCGTAGTTATATTTGTCGTCTTGAAAGAAATGTCGGAAGTTGCCGCGAGGAGAACGCCATATTGGTTTCGATCTTTTTCTCATGGAAATTTTCTCCTACCGGCGTCATCTTTGCCATATTTATCAAGGCAATAATCACACTCCTTATTACCACGAAATCCTTCTTCATCTAGAACTTGTTTTTCTAGTTCACAAAACCACCAACGAAGATTTTGTCGTGGTTCGTTGCTAAAACCATGCTCTACAGCAGACAAATTACTAGATGCAAATTTGCCGTATCTCATAAACTCAAGTGCTCGCATGACGCCGAATGCCTCACAGTACCATGGGCAATTGCAGGATAAAGAGACTCTGTCTGTGTCTTCACCGTGATTTCTGAGAGCGTCCCTGGACGCGTGTAGCAGTGCTTTGATAGTGCTTTCTGTTTCTTTGATTATGACATCTGTCAATTTTTTTAGTCTGACTGTTGACGTCAAGCCTTCGCGAAAGTATTTTGGTTTGTTGTTATTTGGTAATGAGCTCATTTATTACCTCTCGATCGTATCGCCAGCTGGAATAACTTCTACTTCTATATATGGAAAATGTTTTTTTACATACGCCACACCACATCTATATGCAACATCAAACGATAATGTAAGTGGTTCTATACTGACGTGCGCCGGGAATGGAGAAGGAAAATTAGTTTTTAAAAAGACTTTGTCAGTTGCGTGTGCCAGTATAACTGTGGCTTTAACAAATCGTAGACCGTACATTATATTATTCCTATATATTTAAGTAAAGCCATGGCGATTAGAACAAATAATGATAATACACCAATTACAATACATATTAGAACGAATGCGACTATGATTTCTATTATTGTAAAACCTTTATTTAGATTTGATTTATTTCTTTTTATTAATTTCATTATCTCGTCTATCTTTACTTCTACAGCTCCAGCGGCTATTGCTTTTTCTTGAAGCTGTTCATCAAGCTCATAGCAAGGATGTAATTTTGTATTTAAGAATTTCGAACGATCCAATCCAAGTTTTTCTTCAGCAAACTTATGAAGGAATTTGACATCACCATCAGATATTAGTTTTTGATTATGTATCATCATCTTTTTTGGGCGCGGATATAGCGGCATCTTTTCCTCTGTTCTTTTTGAAGCAATTGCGTATTACTTGCATCTTCCAATATGTGTCAATCAGAATGCAAAGTTGACGTACAGATACATCTATTGTAGCTGTGTCGCCGTTCATGGTGCGCATGCCATAATCGGCTTCAGAAAGTAATCTCGTTATTTCTTTGTCATTGAGAGTGCTGTAATCTTGATCTCTAGCACATGTGATGAGATTGACTAATTTCTTTTGATCGTTGTCTGATAGAAGCGGTGTTTCTATCTCTTTCAAATCTCCAGTTGAAATGTAGAACGTATGTGTTTTCGCACGTGGATATTTTTGTTTTTCCGCGTGTTTTTTTATTTTGTACGGCATGGCGATAACCTCCGACGGTTATATACCACAATGCCTTTATTTTTTTACTGACAAAATGGCATCACGAATAGCGATTGCGAGATTGTAGGCGAGGGGTGGGGCCACTGAGTTTCCAATCTGCCCAAGAACAGAATAGATCGGGCCACTGAAAACGTAGTCCTTTGGGAATCCCTGGATGATTTTGATGTCCTCGAGCGACAGCCTGTAGCACCCGTGGTTCTTTCCTTGTACAGCCTTGTCCAGAGCATCCAAACGCGTCTTCTGGATGCCGTGTGCCCAAATCTGGAGCTTCTCCCACACGCCTTTGGCGTAGGCTGAGTTCATGATGGAGGTTGTTGGATTCTTCTTCTTGAGGCCAGAAGTCAATGTTGGTGCCAATGTGTCGAATCCGATGGCTGGCAATCCGAGAGCTTCGCGCACGCCCATCTCGAAGCTGTGTGTGGGTAACGGTATGTGGAAATTCTTCATAAATTTCTTATTTCTGAACCCAATGAAAAACACGCGTTGTCGATTCTGTGGGCATCCGAAATCGTTGGCGTGCAACAAGCATTTGATAGTAGTGTACTTTTCATCTCTTGCCGGGATGAATATCTGCTCGCGCACGTACTCGTAGAAGCGATCGGAGAGAATGTTGGGGACATTTTCAATCAAGAAGATTTTCGGTCGTAGTGTTTTGACGATCTGCATGAACGCAGGGATCATGTCGCGTTCATCATCACCCCCCTTCAGCTTCCCATTTTTCGAGAACGGTTGGCACGGAGGGCCGCCAATGATGACATCTGGTTTGTCATATTTTCTGAAATCTGTTTCCGTCACATCGCCATGAACCTTGATTTTTTGATGGTTTAGGCGAAGTGTGTTGGCTGATTTGTCGTGGGTCTCATTGAAGCAGAGGATGTCGAAGCCCGCGCGAATGAACCCTAGATCCAGTCCGCCACATCCGCTGAATAACGATATGGTTTTGATGCCGTTTTTTTTCAATTGTTGAATGAAATCACCAGGTTCAATTTTCGGTGTAGGAACCTTATAATTTTGTTTCATTTTCTTCGTTTTTGGTCTAGGTTTTAGTTGCATTTGTCACTTCCTCCTTGACTATTAGCAGTATAGTCGGCTAAATTAGCCTAGTCAATGTTAAAAATTCTTGACAAATGTTTCCTAGGTGATGGTATATAGAAAAAATTGAGGTAAAACATGTCAGAGATCTGCACCTACGTTGAGTTCTACTTTTCCGGTATGCTCTTTCCTGAAGTATCACGTCAGGAGATGGATTCTGATGACTACCGTGAAGTGCGGCAAGACATGCCAGGAAGGTCATATGCCTTTGCATTCAACAGAATTGAAACGATCACCGTTGAATTCTCAAATGGAGTCAGACGAAAAATTACGCAAAGTCTTGGAAGAAGTCCTATTTATTATCCGGATGGAAAGGTTTTTAGCATTGCAGAGATTAAAGAACAAAAACCTGATTCGGTGTTGTATAGAAATATGTGTGTGAATGATTGGGATGCAGTCGTTTGCACAAAGCAAGGTAATTACCAGCATTTAGAAGAAGGTGATGTAGTTTTTGGTGAGAATTATAGCTTCACGTATAAGAGACGAAAATGAGTTGGAAGAGCGGTACTGAATTATATGAAGCAATAATGGACGCTTTGCGTAAAACAGGATTGTCTCACGATAAGAGGAAAAAATTTCATATAAGAGTTGTTGAGGCGTTTGCTGATGCTGGTTGGGATTGTGAATACGAATGCAGAAGAGTGGACCAAGCATACGATGAAGCTTTAGACGAATTGTATCCAGATATGGATTGGGGTGATTGAAGCGGGATGGCGCAGTTGGATAGCGCGCCGGACTCATGATCCGGTGGTCGGGGGTTCGAGTCCCCCTCCCGCAATATGGACCGGTAGCTCAGTAAGGTAGAGCAGCTGACTTTTAATCAGCATGTCGTGGGTTCAACTCCCGCCCGGTTCAAAAAAACTTGTGAAGAAAAATCAATGCTGCGGTATATAGGTAGCAGTGATAAAACGGAGGCAGAAGATGGCAAAGATGCATGAATTGTTGGCAGTCGAATCGGATCTCGCCGGCAACTACAAGCGGGTGAGAGACGAGGGGATCAACACCCTCAGCAAGAAACCAGATCACTTCTTCGGGCATCACAAATCGCTGTTGATGTTCGATGAGTCGCGCAAGAACGAAGAAGCGAGTGCCGAGCAGCACAAAGAGATGACTACCACGGTCCACGATAAGATCGATTGGGTGAATGACTCGGCCATCAACTACTTCGACGCGCTTCTGCAGAAGGAATCCACGAATCAGACGGCGAAGGCCGATCTCGTGGTGGATGGCAAGACGATGGCGAAGGACGTGCCCGCGACGTTTCTTCTGGGTATGGAGACGAAGCTTCGTGAAGTTCGCCAGCTGTATGAAGCCGCGCCTACGTTGCCGCCGGGTGTGAAGTGGGAGCATGCGGAGCAGGATGGCCGCGGGGTGTGGCGCACAGCCAATCCCGAGGTCACGGAGAAGACGGAGAAAACTGTCGAGCACAAGATCATTGTGCCGGCCACAGACAAGCACCCAGCACAAGTTGAGAAGTGGACTGCGAACAAGGTCATCGGCCAATTCACTACGACCAAGGTCAGTGGTGCGTGGACCGTGGCGCAGAAGGCGGATTGCCTGGGGAGGATTGACAAACTCTTGCGTGCAGTGAAGAAGGCTCGGCAGCGCGCGAACACCGTCGAGGTGGTTGAGCGTACCGTGGCCAAGGAACTCTTCGACTACATCTCGGGGTAACCCGGGTGTAATACAAGGGCAGCTTTGTTGTGAGCGTCAGTCTCAGCTTCCAAGACAAGAATGCGGCCGTGGTTGTTGCCACGGTTAGACGCTTGTCGACATCAGCGTATTGCCCACCAGCACGGCTGGTTCAGGACTCGAGAGATCGGTGCCGAGGTCAAAATTCCACCCTGGTCGTTGGTTCGATCCCAACCCTTGCCTCCAATGTCACGCGCGAGCGCCGAGGTGTTCGTGCTGTGGGTGCCATTCGTGGTGCCCACTTTTGGCAAGGTAACTCAGTGGCAGAGTCAGGGCCCAACAGCATGAACCTAGGTACTCGAATCAGAACGAGGCAGGAGCGAAGCCAAACTAGAGTAAACGTGTTGGCCCAATATGGTAGGGCAGTGGCTCAACAAGCTACGGGTTCCGGGTTCGAGTCCCGGATACGTTGCCAAAAACTCTATTCACTTAGGTCGGACGTCGGAGGCGCGTGACTGGAGATGATCGCGTTTTCTGGCGTCCGGCCACCTTTTGGATGCCACAATGTCCAGATCAAGAAGAAATCGCCGCAATAAACAAAAGCAACCATCGACCCTCGACGAATCAGAACATCAGCCTACAGATGAAGAGCTTGGTTATAAGACCAAGAATGTGCATCAAGTTTCAGTTCAATGTATACCATCATTGAATAAAGAGCAGGGTGTAGTTTATTTTGACGTTCGTGTTGAACCTGAGTTTCTACGTAGCGTGATTGGTCGTACACGCCACAGCGTGGCGTTAGTTGATTTGGAACGTCTTGGGAAAAAGCCAAACGAAATAGCTGCTGAGTTAGCCCAGCAAACTATGATTTTTCTCGAACGATACATAGGAAAGATGTCTGACAAGGTTAAAAAGGACAAAGCTAAGGTTATAGAAAAATATAGTATCAAAAAGATACGACGTCGTGTTCCAGAAGGAGAATAACATGCCCAGGCCAGTAATCACATATCCTGAGTTAGGGAAAGAGATTGGTGAGCTACTTGAGAAAAAGCAAGCCGCATACGGCGACTCATTTGGCAAAGCCGGTAGGGTAATGGATATCCTATATCCCGAGGGCATTTCTCTTGAACATGTGGATGATGCTCTGGTTGTTGTACGCATTATTGACAAACTGTTTCGTATCGCTACAGACAAAGACGCATTAGGCGAGAGTCCTTGGCGTGATATTGCGGGATACGCCATTCTCGCGTTGAAACGAGATTCAGATATTTAATATTGACGCGTGGTATTGATGTGGTCATCAGGGGACAAAAAATAGTTGATAGGATTATTGAGCTTCTTCAGAAGGATCCTGAGCTGACTGATTTCGCATTACGTGAACGTCTTGGTGTTACTCAGTCTACAGTTAAGAAAGCCAGGAAACTAGCTGGTATTGAAGCACCAGAACCAGTCAATAAACACTACAAAATTAAGACTCCAGAACGTTGGCCGACGCCAGTGAAAGAGGATAGTGACTGAAGTGGTTAGTTCTAACAAAATTCCTGGGAATTGGCTTAATGCTTTGGAGATGGCCGACAAGATTGCGGAGATCATTAAGGAGACTAGAGACAATCCGACAGTGATTGGTCATATAGAAGCATTGAAACGTATTGCTCAATTGATTGGGATGGAAGAAGAGGTCGAGGAAAAATGAGCTGGATGTGTGAGAAGACGTCTTTGTCCAGGGCTCTGTACGACGAGATCGGGAAGTTGCTATGACCGTCTTACAACCCATGTTCGTGGCCGTTGGCGTCTTTGTCGATCTGACCTGGCAGCAGATGGCCGAGAATCTGTGTTCGAGGTCGGTTTTAGATGGTACGTCCCTGGCTAAATACGATCGACCGTGGTCGGAGTTGTGTGGGTATGAGCAGAGAAACGTGGCCCTGCATCTCGGCCACCATTTCGGTGTCGAGGTTCGTGACCATCGCGAGTACGGTGTGTTCAAGACTTTCGTCTGCTCACTCGTCGGTCAGATCAACGAGTCTATCGCCGTCGGCCGTCTTGACGTGTCCTGGGACGACGTGAACTCGAAGGTTATGTTAGTCAAGAGGGCCGCGGGGGGCGGTGACGTAAGACTCTATATGAGTAGGGGTTTCTGATGACGACTACTTCTTTGGGTTCATGGATGTTGGAGGATTGAGATGAGACAATACCTGCAGCTGCTGCGAGACATCAAGGAATACGGCGTCTTCAAGGGTGACCGGACTGGGACTGGGACTCAGAGTCTCTTTGGCGCCCAGAGTCGCTACGACTTGCGCGAGGGTTTCCCACTGATGACGACGAAGAAGATGTTCACCAGGGGCATCTTCGAGGAGCTGCTGTGGTTCATTCGTGGCTCGACCAACGTCCGCGAGCTCCAGGAGAAAAAGGTCAAGATCTGGGACGAGTGGACCCGGCCCGGTGGCCACAGTGCCGGACCCGTCTACGGCAAGCAGTGGCGCCATTGGGGCACGGACACCGAGACCCTGGTCGATGACGTCGGCAACCATCTCGGTCACTACCGGGGCGGTCGGGACCAGCTCCTGGAGCTTATCGCCCGCATCAAAGAAAAACCAGACGACAGGCGCCTGATCGTCACGGCCTGGAACCCTGACGAGGTGCCGCTGATGGCGCTGCCCTCGTGCCACATCCTCTTCCAGTGCTGGACGCGGGAGTTGACGCTGGAGGAGAGAGGTGAATGGGCCCAACACAATGAGACCAAATCTCTGGGGCATTTCGGCGAACCAAGTCATGACTTTTGTACGCGTATTGGCATCCCGCGTCGGGGCCTGACCCTACAGCTCTACCAGCGTAGCTGCGACGTCTTCCTCGGCGTCCCGTTCAACATCGCCTCCTACGCCCTGCTCACGCACATGATCGCCCAGGTCTGCGGGATGGTGGCCCTCGAATTCGTCCACACCTACGGCGACGTCCATATATACAACAATCACCGTGAGCAGGTTGACTTGCAACTGGCGAGGGAACCAAAGCCACTACCAAAGCTCTGGCTCGACCCGACGGTCAAGAACATTGACGACTTTCGGATGGAACACATTAAGGTGGAGGGCTACGAATACCATCCCAAGATCAGGGCTGAGGTTAGTGTTTGATGGCAAAATCATATGAGCTCGCCACACCATGTCCAAATTGCGGTCAACAGGATTATTATGATGCCTGGGCTGGTGCGCGCCAGTGGTCTTCAAGTTGGGGTCACAATTACACATGTTGTTCAGAAGAATGTGGGCGTGAATTTGGTAAAAAGCTCGCTAATAGCAAGAAAGGCGAACGTATCCGTGAATTGAAAAGTAAAATAGCGCAGTTGGAAATGGAAATAATGGAACTAGCATATGAAGTTATGCATGGGAATCTTGATTAACTGGAGGATTGACATGGATATTACAATGTTGATTGCAATTGCAGATAACAACGTTATTGGTGATGGTGGTAAGCTCCCTTGGCATTTGTCATCTGACCTGAAGCGTTTCAAACGCATGACCATGGGCAAGTGTGTCATCGTGGGGCGCAAGACGTACGAGTCGATGCCAGAGCTCAAGGGCCGTGAGGTCATTGTCGTGACCAAACGCGGGGTACCGTGCGATATGTGGGCTGAGACCCCTGAGAAGGCTTTGGCAATGGCAGTAACCGTTTCCAGCCTCATAGGGGCTGGTGAAATCATTGTTGCTGGCGGCAAGATGATTTATGAAGCTATGGAAGAATATCTTACCAAAGCTGTAGTTACACATCTTTTCGATACTCCGTTTGGAGATACGATCTACAAACTCGGCATCCGTGCTATTGACAACGCGAACTGGGGGTGGAACGTACTCGAGAGAGGGCGCGACAAGAGCAAGATCAATAATAGAGAAATTGGTTACGAAGTTCTGGTTGGCAGGAGACTGTGTTAGCCCCCGTAGCTCAGCGGTCAGAGCCGCCGCCTCATAAGCGGACGGTCGTAGGTTCAAATCCTGCCGGGGGCATTTAATTACAAACAACAGTGAAAGGATATCACAATGCCAACACAAGAGTATTTAGAAAGAAAAAAAATAGCCGCTAAAAAGATAGAATCAGCTAGATGGTTAATGAAAAAACAACCAAACATATCAAATCAAGAAATAAATGAGCGATTTGGTGCACAGTTCGGGTCTATGATTGATGGTTCGTCTCTTGCTAAACTTCGCGAAGAACTTGGCATATCTGGACCTGGTCGTGGTGCTAAGCGCTCGAAGCGTAAGAAAACAAAACGTAAGAAATCAAAGGGAAAGAATACAAAAAATCTACATATGAAAGATTTACATGACATTGGTGTTCTTAAACAACCAAAAGAAGTAGATACAGAATTATCTGATGCCATAGATTTTTTGTATGCCTTGATGATTGATAATAATATACAAAATATACATATGAATATTGACGGAGATGTTTCAATTGAAAGACTTACTAGCGTGAGCTATACAGCAACAACAGTGGAGGAATGATGCACAATCGTATGCGGCTGGTTTTTGTCCAGCAGGATGTTGATTTTCGTAAGAGCGACGAATCAATTCTCGACGCGTGTCTTAAAGAAGAAGGTAAGAATCTTCCTGCTTTGCGACCGAATGACGTGCTGATGTTCGTATCAAAAAGCGGTAACCAGATTCTCTTCATTTTGAATTTTGGTGAGCTCGACACCTATACCGGCTACATTCGCAGATTCATCGACACCCGACGTTGGCGCCTGTGCGGTGGTGGCAGATGGAATCCGTTGATGATCAAGAACTATGGTCTTGAAGTTGGCATTGATTTTGTCAATCTGAGAAAATATGATGAGATCATAGAGGAAAAGATTCGCGCTCGAACAGGTGGCAATGTCATCAAACTCAGAAAACGTCACGCCGCTTAGTCCTTTCTCTATCCAACAACACATAAAGAAGGAGTAGTCGTATGAGATACGATGAAGATATGTTTTTGCGTACTGAGTCTGGTACCATGGAATATTTGTGGGATAAATGGTGGAAAAAGCTTTGGTTGTCATTCGCACAACACAGTACAAAGGGGTTGATGGAACCACCATCATTTTTGAGAAAAGAATTCTATAGAGATGTCAATATTGTGGTAGAAAATAGATTAAAGGAAATTGCACCGGAGAAGTGTGTCGCTGGAAGCATCCGTCTCAAACGAGATATGTGAGGTTGATGATGAAAGTGAAAGATTTTGTTGTTGGATTGTGGCTTTATTTGTGGATTCGTTTTTTTCTATTCTTTGATATGAGAAAATTTCAGATTGAAAAATCTCGTGCAATACGTGAGAGCAAAGAAGAGAGAATGTCTTTTGATACTTTTAATAGCCCAGAAACTATTGAAAATATATTCAAAGTTGTAAGATATCGTTCAGATCCTGTTGGAGGATTGTGGGATTATATTAGTGATCCAGAGCATATGTATTTCAAAATAAAGACATGGAACTATCAAGAATTTCCAGAAGGCCCATATATCGGCGATTGTGATGATTATGCATTTATGTTCGCGAAATTAATAGTACTCGTTGAAGGAGTTTCCGAAGTACAACTTTTAAGCACATGTTATCGTGGAAGTGCACACACAACATGTTTATACAAATATGATGAAAAAATGTATATGTTTGATTATGGTATTATGGAAGTTGAAGATTCTTTTTCAGCTGCGCGTTCGGTGGCGGAACGACATTCGAAAGATAAATCACCTGTAATTCGTTTTACTGTTGTAGAACAAGTGCTGAAGGACAAATCGTATCCGGTTAAGGCAAAAGCCAGACTATTCAAATAGGAATACAGCAGCGGCAACCACAGTCGTCCACACCCCTTTTTTGCTAGCCCCCTGAGCAGCCGTTGTAATCTCTGTGCTTGTTATGACCTTGCCACTCATTTCGTAAATTTCTTTGCGCTCATTGTAGTCGGCGTCCGGATCGAACTCGACACCAAGGGTGCTTGCCAACATTGTTGCTGCGAGGTCCTCTGCGTATTCACCAGCTTCGCCAGCGAGTTTTCCGTAGCTGTGGTACTCAGACAGATAACCCCAGTGACTGTTGTCTACAGGGCGTGCTAGGCCGATACTGGCTGAGATTATTCTACCGGGTTCGTTGGTGCTGCATTTCGACATCACAGTGAAGCATATGGAGCCAGGAGGCAATGCGTCCTTTGGCACGGATTCACGTGATATGACCTCACAGTGTGGTGGGCAGATACTGGATACTGTGACCAAGTTGAGGTTGGCGATCCCAGCATCGCGTAATGCCATTTCGAAACTGGAAAGTTGGGCATTGCACGTGCCAATGCCTTTGGTCAAGAAGAGTTTCTTTGGTATGAATGTATACATGTTGATACTCCTACCAAAAAAAGAACGGCTTTTTTATGATTTCTTCCCTTGGTTCGTACATGTCTTTCATCTCTTCTATTGTTGCGTGTTCGTTATTCCTTCTGTCGATTTTGAAATTGTCTGTTGATGATTCTTCTTCTGGGAATATCGAATCAAGAATCTTTTTGAATGGAAATGCAGGTCCTGGGTCTAATTTTCTCGTAGGATCTACATCTGAATGCCCTACAATAAAGTCTCGTGCAATATGTGGATGTCTATCAAGAATATCATTTAGAAGTATTTCTACAGCTTGTAGCACTGGAGATTGATATGGTTCCCACAAATCAACAGTATTGTCACCAGGCCAATATTTGTTTCTTTTCATTACTTCTGTTGTAGTGGCGTGTATGCGCGGGGAATCCCCAGAATACGGATGTGTCCAACGTCGATATCTTGTGTATATTTCACCTATTGCTCTTTGTACACGCGCGCCACTGGCCAATGTGACTGGCGCTTCATGCTGTGTGCATTTGTATAGGTTTCCCCAGTTGCTGATTTCAATTCCTATTGTCCACAGATTGAGTGAACCACGCCCGTGTAGCATTGGTTTTGTTGCTGAACTTCCAGCGTGCCATGCGGCACGATTTTCTTGAATCATCTGTGTGATTTTCCCGTTACGCGCTATCACATAATGCGCAGAGGCCTTTGCCTGTTCCATCTGGAACCATTTGATGGTCCCTGCAGTACTACCGCCTGCAGTGTAATGTATAATAATCCCATCGACATCATTGCCTTTTCTGCTTGAGCTGTTGGGAGATGGTCTGAATTGGTAATTGCCCATCACATCCTCTACAAATTTAGTAGCAGGGTCATTGTTTCTGGATCTCTATATATACTTCGAAACTTCAAATCTCTTAACAATGAAAGTAATCTTTTTGGTTTTTGTTTTCTTCCGTTCAAACGTACCAATTCTATATCTCGTTTTAATTGAGTTATTTTAAGAAATGTTTTCACGTCTTCTTGTGCAGATTCTAGTTTCTCTTTAATCTTTGGTGTCATTTTTATATATTCTCTAGCAGCATAAACGTTATTAACTGTTGGTCTTACAAATTGTGAAAATATATTTTTTACAGCTATTTTGCCAAGACCTTTGGCTCCAGGAATGTTATCTGTGGTATCGCCGACAAAAGCCAAATAATGTGGATAATATTTTGGTTGGAATCCATATTCTGCTATGAACGCCTTGATATTCCATAGTTTTGTATCACCGTGTTTCATTCTGATCACAACTGTACCTGGCGCTATCATTTGGAACATGTCGTGATCGTTGGAGAGAATGAAATATTTTGGGCCTGGATTTTGTGCGATATAGGAAGCAATGATGTCATCACCTTCTTCACCGAACACTCGATATTGAGGGATGCCATCTAATTGTAGGATTTTTTTACAATAATCTAACGACGTAATGACATCGTCAAAATTCATATTTTTTGTTTTGAATTTTCTACCTTTTTTATAGTCGGGATATATTTCTTTTTTTCTTTTTGCGCCGCCATCCCAAAATACTATGAAATATTTTGGGTCATATCTTTTTTTAATATGTATTAACGTTTTAACGAATCCAAATATTAATCCAGTATAGATAACCTCATCATCAATATTTGTTGAGAATTGTTCATGTGCGAATAAGCTTCTAAATGCTAATGCGTTACCGTCTACAAGAATTATACGATTTTTGTTTCTTTTTTTTTCTTTCATAGTTCTTCTTCCTCTTATAAATTGTTTTTGGAGTTTTCTATACCATATCCATTACTTGTCATGATGAGAAAAATATTCTAAACTTTATTTTGGGGATATGGAGAAAAAGATGGCTCGTAATACAAGAAAGAAAGTCCTTAAGTTCAAGCAACGTCGAGCGATTTCTCTGCTCACTGCTTACATGCAAGATGAACAAATCGTTGCCGATGAGGTTGGTGTCAAGCTCACTACACTCCGTAACTGGATGAAGCAAGACCGCTTCAAGCAGCAGTTGGAAGCCGCCATGCAGCGCGTCGAGGCGTACGACGCGCGGTACCGAACAACCCAGAACAGGGCGTTGGCCACCCAGCTCTATGATGAAGCGCATCGGCGCGTCGCGATGCGCAAAGACATCCAGGCTATGTCTTTCCCGTCGTTGATGAAGCAGATCCAAGCCATCAACCATGAAGTCAGGATCGACACTGGTGAAGCAACAGGTCGCTCGAAAGTCGAGCATGAGCACAAGCATGAATTTGACTTGGACATGTTGATTCAGAGGTTCAGAGATAACGAAGCCAGCGATATTCATCCGCATTTGCGTTTGGTGGAATCGCCGGCCGAGGACGAAGAAGACGAAGAGAAGGAGGCCGCAAGTGGCTGAAAAAAAGAAGAAGAAAAAGGGTGGTATTGGCGATGTTCTTCTTGGTGAGATGAAAGTCGAGCCAGATGAAGACGAAATCACGAAGGAGGTGCCGGTGCCGGTATCGGCGGAAGAGCCCAAAGTGATGGCGGAGCCCCCGAAGCCTTTGGCAGAGCCAGAAAAACCAGCTCCCAAAGAGCCAGCTAAGAAGCTGGTGGCGTCTCCAACTGCCCCTGGCGTCAAAAAGATGCTTGACCACAATCCGACTATGCTGCGCAAACATCACTCCATCATGAATCAGAAAGCCCCATCGTCACGGAAGTATTTCCAGTCTCGATGAGTTTGCGTCAGGACAAGACATGCTTTCTATAGAAGGTGGCACACCTAAAATAAAATCTAGTTCAAAACATAAAAAAACAACGCCGCCAAAAAAGGAAGTAATTCTTAAACCACGGCCAAAGCTACGGGCAGAGCCAAAACGCGTTCCGAAGCCGCCGGATTGGCAACCTCCACGCTATCGTGTCATTGCCAAAAAACAGTTAGATGTTCAAAATGCTCAGAATCTTCTCTCGACAATCCCAGGTTTTTTGTTGGGGTTGACAAAAGATCTCGAAGATAGTCCCACGAAATTATATGATTATCAAGTAGAACATATCCTTGATAACGCAATATTCAGGGCTGTTGATAAAGCTCGACAGATTGGCGAGTCCTACGTTGCAGCTGGCGAGGCATTGGCGAAGTGCCATCTCAAGAACAACCACACCTCCATCTTCATTTCGTTCAATCACGAAGAGGCGATGGAGAAGATCCGGTTCGCTAGAGCGCTGTACGATTCTATGCCCACCGAGTTCAAGAAGGAGCTGGTGGTCGACAACAAGCAGTCGTTGGAATTTGAGCGCCATGGAAAGCTCACGCGTATCCTGAGTTTCGCACAACGGCAGCCTCGTGGTAAGGGTACGAACACTGACATCCTGCTTGATGAGTTCGCCCACATGATGTGGGCGCGTGAGATCTACGCTGCGGCCGTACCAGTTCTGTCTCGTGGTTCTGGCGTGCTGACGGTGGCTTCTACGCCACTGGGCAAGAACACACTACACTACGAAATCATGAACAATCGAGAAGACTTTCCTGAGTTTTCTCGTATGCGTATTCCGTGGTGGTATTGCCCTGAGCTGTGTTCGGATGTTGAGCGCGCACGTGAAGAAGCGCCGCTCATGGATACCGAGGATAGGGTCAAGAAGTTCGGAACCAAGCGGTTTCGCATCCTATTCCGGAACATGGAAGATGTAGAGACTTTCAAACAAGAGTATGAACTATTTCATATTGATGAATCTGTTTCGTATTATCCTCTTGATTTAATCAGAACTTGTACATTCGAAGATGAAAACAAATTAATCCTAGAACCTAATATCGATCCAGAGGAAGTGCCGGTTGGTTTTGCGCCCATCGAGGATGCAAGTGGTTTGATGGTTCCTGATACCATTATGAATCACTACTCTGGCCAGAACATCAACTGGAATTGTGAAATATTAACAGTTCGTGGTGATGAGCAGGATTACGTTGACAGGGCCAAGGAGGTCATAGACCAACTGGCTCTATCAATGAGTGAGAGCTCGTATGGCCGCGATCTCTTATTGGGCATGGACATTGGGCGTGAAAGGGATTCTTCTGAGATTTCTATTCTAGAAGAAGTTGAGTTGCCAACACACAATATTCACATTGAACGACTTATGTTGGAACTTGATCGAATTCCATTTAGAGATCAAGAAGAAGTAGTACGCCACTGTCTACAAATCTTTCCCAACATGAAGAAGGTAAATATCGACGCCACTGGCCACGGTTCCAACCTCGCGGAGAACTTGGAGCTTGATTTCCCTCAAGTGGTTGAGGGGATTAAATTTGATCTTGAAAACAAGGCAGAAATGGCAAAGAACTTTAGGTTTCGCCTAGAGGACAGAGCTATTGCTTTGTATAATGATACGCGTTCGGTTAGACAAATACATAGCATAAAGAAGAAAATTACAGATTCAGCCAATATTACATATACCGCAGAAAAAAACAAAAAACACCATGGTGATAAATTCTGGTCCAAGGCTTTAGCAAGCGTTGGTGGAACTACATATGATAGAAACAGAGTTGTAAAACGAATAATTCGTATTGGGAACGAGCAACGGGCCTTTTCTATCAATCAAAAACAAAAAGATAATAACTCTGTGATAAGGATATCTAATAGGTCTATAATACCTGTTCAATCCAATATCGGTGGATATAGGACAACCACAGGGTTATTCAACGGCATGGCTTCAATGAGCGATATGTTCACCGACAACAAGTATTATGGGTAAATCATGCAAACGGAAATGACACAAACGCACGTCCGTAGAATCCCGATGCCTAAGCGGGAGGAGATTGCACAGCTTCCGCAGGTTGCGCAAACAATATTAGGTATGTTCGAAGAGGGATTGGACATACGTGACTATAAAGATCTAGCTCGTTCGTTCGTGGATTCTGTGAATGGGAAATCACCTGTATTTGGAAAAGCCGCTATTAGATACAAGAATCCCAGGATTGTCGATCCTAAGAATTTTTATAGTAGTATCGGCGAATATAATCCAGACAGAATCCCAGTTGAAACTTATGAAAAAATGAGGCTTGATCCTACGATTGCGCTGGCTACATCTCTCATAGAGCTACCAATTCTGGGTCAGAATTTTCGCATTGTTTGTACCGATGAAAAAATCTCAGCTGTTGTTGAGGTTCTTCTTCGTCAAATATATAGAAAACTTATTAAATCTATGCTCCGCGCGATTCAATTTGGTTTCGCAGCTGGAGAAAAAGTTTATGAAAAGGTTAAACTTAAAGTTGAGGTTGTTGAAGAAGGGGGAGCCAAAAGAACTCTTCACAACAGATATACAGTAAGAATTAAGAAAGTTAAATTTGCGCATCCAAAATCAGTACGAATTATCAGAGATGAGAAAACCGAAGAAATCAAATATGTGACTCAACCTGCAATACACACAAGTTGGGAAACACCAAAAAAGGTTAAGATAAGTAAGTGTGTTTGGTTCACAGAAGATGATGAATACGGGAATTTCTTTGGCAATGCGCGTTATACAGCTGCATATCAACCGTGGTATTGGTGGGCCATTGTTGTGCAGTTCATGCTTCGGTATCTTGAACGGCGCGGTTCCCCAGGTGTTGTTGGTAAAGCGCCATTTGGTCAATCTATCGACAACGATGGCCAAAAAGCAAACAATCTTGACATTATCATGAAAGCCGCTGCGGCTTTGGGTTCGAATACTGCTGTTTCTATTCCAAGTTCATACGACAAGAATGCAAACAAACCGTTGTGGGAACTTGAACTGATTCAAGATGATCAGCGCGGAGACATGTTCATTACTGTTCTGCAGATGTTGAACAGGCTGAAGCTCAGCGCATTGTTCGTGCCTGATAAAGTTGCTGTTGCCGAAGGTTCGTCGACCAATGCGACAGCAGAATCCCATGTTGATGTGCATTTGATGAGCTTAGAATCTTTGATTCAGGTTCTTGAAGATGCAATAAATCAACAAGTAATACCTGATTTGGTTAGCTATAATTTTCCTCCGACAAAACAAGTTCCGTGTTCAATAAAGATCGAAAGATTAAATTATAGCAAGAGAACTTTGTTAAGGGATGTACTGATAAGAATGCTAATGCTTTCCGCAGGTTCTATTCGAGATGGTGTTTGGCCGAAGAACCTTCCATCAATACAAAAAATTGCTGATTTTCTTGAAGTTCCTATTGATGAATCGTCTAAAATATTCTTGAATGATATCAAATCAGATGGTAATGATGATGATAACGATTCAAATGATAATGAACCGGATGATGATGCATCTGATGACAGTAAACCAGATGACGATGATGATGAACCGCTGGGAAAAGAACAAAAGATAAAAGATAGGAACAAAGATGCTGTTCCGCGCAAAGAGCGTACGAGCCGGGACAGAAAATCACGCGAAAGAATTTAAACCCATCCGGAGAAATCGATGCCAGCCAAAGTTGAACGCTGTGTGCAGAATCTTCTAAAGAAAAAGAATTTCCGTCCCAAAGAGGACGAGAAGAAGAGAAAAAGTTCTGCCTACGCGATTTGTACAGCTGCGCAAAACAAGAAAAATGCAGATGCTATCATTGAGATGCTCTCTGAGCTTCCGGATAGCATCTCGATCGATTTGGATGAACACGGCGGTATCAAGCTCACAGAGAACGAAGGCATTGAAGACGAGGTGTACACGGAAGATCCGTCCGAGGACCCGTGCTACGACGTCTTTTTTGATGAGTCAAAGGATGAAAAAGATCCTGGGACTTTTCACACCTTCCACGAGATTTCGCTGGCCGACAACGACAAGAAGAAGGACAAGACTTACGCCGACGACGATGACCAAAAGCAGCCGTTGCAGAAACGTATCGAAACGCTGCGCGAGGGTCTTTTTCATCACTGGTTGTACGGCGACATCAATTTCGATCGTAAGTACTTCATGAGCGTCATTCAGAACTTTGTGAATGGTGTTATTGACCGTGACGTTTCACTTGATGTTGGCCACGAGCCTTGGCTGGGCGCAGTTGCCTGGGTGCAGAAACTGGGTCTTCGACGTCGTGAGTTCAAGGACAAAAAGAAACGCTACGTGCTAACGGCGGATGCTGAGTTCACCGACGTGGGCGAGGAAATGATCGCCGGGAAGCGTTTCCGGTATTTTTCCATTGAGGTGACAGACAACTTCTCGGACAAGGAAACTGGTGAAGAGTACGGCCCTACGATGATGGGTGGTGCGCTCACCAATCGTCCATACATTCCTGGTATGCAACCAATTGAGTTGAGTGAAGACGTTACTTACGGTGGCGTCATCATGAAGCGCTCCAAAACCACCGATGGAGAGCCCGCCGTTGGAGGTGATGGGGCCGAACGAAGGGTACTTGATGAAAAGGAGGAAAAACCAAACGAAGAAGTTCTAGCCATTCTTGCAAAGCTCGACGACTATATAAAACAACAAGATATAAAATTGCAGGCTAGACCTCCAGATAGTCAATTGCCCGACGCGGCGTTCGCGCTCGTGAAAAGGGTAGACGGAAAGGTCACGAAGAGGAGTCTGCCTCATCACGGTCCGAACGTGAAGAGCGCCACGGAAAATGGTTCTGTGGACGTAGGTCGTCTTCGCAATGCTTTGGCCCAGATCAATCAGGTGAAGGGTTTTACAGCTGCGGAGATTGCCGCAGGAAAGAAGCACCTTTGTATGAGCATTGAGGTGCTTCTGAAGTCGCATCAAAAGAAGAACAAAGCTGCAAGCGAAAACAAAGGAGCGAGCCAAATGGATCTCGAGCAAATGATTGCCGAACTCCAGAGCAAGCTCGACGCTCTGGAAGACAAGGACTCCACGACTGCCAAGGAGTACTCGGATCAGATCGACAGTCTGACCCAGGTGCAGGCGGCCATGGAGCAGAAGATCGCCGACGCCACCAAGCTGTCCGAGGACTCGGCAAAGGACACTGAGAAGAAGTTTGCCGAGCAGGAAGCCCAGATCAAGGCCCTGCAGGAGAGCAATGCCACGGCTATCGCCCGTCTGGCGGAAGCCGATGAAGATCGTCGCCGCGCGAAGGTCGAGCTGTTCTGTGAACAGCTGGAGAAGGCCGACCACTTCCCGGCGAC